CCAAATCAAAACGGGCATTTGGCGCAAGTTTTGGCGCACTTTTGGCGCACTTTTGGCGCAAGTCAGGCACGCTTAGCCCTGCGCTCCTTCGACCAGGCCGTGCGCGAGCATCGGAGCAGTGCCGCCTGATGGGAAAGCGCCGCAAGAAGACCGTCAAACGCGCCATTGCCGCCCCTCGTGATCCAGCAGTGCCGAGCGTCCAGCTTGAGACCATCCGAGGTCACGTCATCCGCGATGTCGTGGTCAGCACCGACCCTGTCGTGACCCGCCGCGTGGCCGTCGAACGAACGATTCGCGAGCCGCTCGCGGTCGAGGCACAGTGGAACGATCCGGACGACAAAAACGAGCGCAGCAAGACGCCGCGGCAGGTAATCGGAAAGCGCCGCAGCGACCCGCTGATGATGCTCCTCAACCGGCGCGACAGCTCGGTCACGAAGCACCACATGGCGGCGGCCGAGCGCTACCGAGCCGACTACGAGGTTGGCGAGCTGGGGGCGAGGCCAGATCAAACGGTCGGATTTGCGAGCGTGAGCGCAGGCTCGCCTGGTGGTCCGACGCAGGTGCGACTCGATGCGCTGAAGCGCTACCGCGACGCCAAGCGCGCGCTCGGGCGGAGTTCTGCGGGCTTGTTGCACACGGTTCTGATCGAGCGAATCGACATCACGACCAACGCCGAGGAGCGCGGTATCAGCCGCCACGTCGCCATGGGGATGCTGATCGCGGCCCTCAATCGACTGGAAGAACACTACGCTGGCGCTGCATCTGCACACGCCGCTGTGATTTCCGCTTGACGCGATGTCACATGACGTGCTTGAAAATTCGTACGGTTCGGTAGCCGCGCCTGCCAAGGCTTTCAACCGGCTGGATTGAGCGTCAATGCCATCCAAGCCGCCGGTCCACAGGCCTCCCGGGTGGAAGCCCTTCGCCCTCGACGAGCACCGCCTGCGCCAGAAGCGCGACCGTGACAACGCGATCTACGACAGCGCGTGGCGTCGGCTGAGGGCGAAGTTCCTAGCCGCCAACCAAGTCTGCTGCGTTCCAGGATGCGGGTTGCCCGCGACAGAGGCCGACCACATCGTCTCCGTCCGAGAATGCCCACAGAGGCGCCTGGACTGGTCGAACCTGCGGGGGATGTGCAAGCCGCACCACAGCGCTCGAACGGCACGTGAGCAGGGCTGGGGACGCTCGTAGCGCACGATGGATGCTGCCGTTCCGAAGACACGGTTCCACCCCAGGTTGCGGGGGTAGGGGGTTTTTCCCACCCCGCGCCGACGGGTGCAAGCGTTGGTTGACCAAAAATTTTCGCGTCCAGGTCTGAGGATGAATTGGTATGGCCGGAAAAGGACCGCCTCCGAAGCCGACCGCGCTCAAGATCGTCGCTGGCACTGACCGCCCTTGCCGCACCAACCCCGCCGAGCCCAAGCCGCCGCGTGGCCGCCCCTCGCCGCCGCTGCACCTCAGCGACAAGGCCCGCGCGGTATGGGCCAACGTGGTCGATACGCTCGACCAGATGGGCGTGCTGACCGATGCGGACGCCTTGGCCGTGGAGGGCCTGTGCGAGGCCTACGCTGACGTTCAGGCGGCCAGGACGGCTTTGGCGGCCCGCGACGGCGCGCTGACCTACGAGACCGAGACGAAGGTTGGTGGACGCATGGTGCGGGCCTATCCCGAGGTCGCGATCCTGGCCGACGCGGACCGGCGGTTGATGGCGTGGATGAGCCGGTTTGGCCTGACACCGGCGGACCGGTCGCGGGTAGCGATGGCGCCGACCACCGGCGGCAACAAGTTCGCCGAGTTCGGGTAGCCTTTGCCCCGTGCCGCGCCAAAACACACCGGCGGCACGAACCCGCCAGCCGGTTTCCACCACCACGTCGAGGCGGCCGAGGCCTACGTCTCCGCGGTCCTGAACGGCGACATTCCGACCTGCCGGTGGGTAAAGCTGGCCTGCCAGCGGCACCGGCGGGACATGCAGCGGCGCGACTGGCGTTACCGCTTCGACGCCGCCAAGGCCGAGCGCGTCTGCCGCTTCATCGAGTTCCTGAGCCACGTGAAGGGCAAGTGGGCACGCGACAAGCAGACGCTGAAACTTGAGCCCTGGCAGTGCTTCAAAACGATCAGCATTTTCGGCTGGGTGCACCGGGACACCGGCATGCGTCGCTACCGGCGCGCCACGATCCTTGAGCCCCGCAAGAACGCGAAATCAACATGGGCGGCCGCTGTCGGCCTTTACATGCTGGCGGCCGATAACGAGGCTGGAGCCGAGGTCTATGTCGGCGCCACTTCCGAGAAGCAGGCCTACGAGGTATTTGGTCCCGCGCGGTTGATGGCGCTCCAGGAGCCCGACCTGCGGGCCAGGTTTGGCATCACGGTCAACGTGTCGAACATCCACATTGCGGCCAACGCCTCGAAATTCGAGCCGGTGATCGGCAAGCCCGGCGACGGCGCGTCCCCGAGCTGCGCTATCGTGGACGAGTTTCACGAGCACGCCACGCCCGACCAGTACGACACGATGCTGACCGGCATGGGCGCCCGAGAGCAGCCGCTGCTGCTGGCGATCACCACCGCCGGCGATAACGTGGGTGGGCCCTGCTACGACGCCGTGCTGACCGGCCGGCAGGTGCTTGAGGGCAGCATTGAGGACGAGGAGCTTTTCTACCTCGAATACAGCATCGACCCCGATGACGACTGGACGTCGCCGCTGGCGCTGCGCAAGGCCAACCCCAACCTCGGCGTGTCGATCGACGAGGAGTTCCTGCTGGCCCGGCAGCGGGAGGCGATCCGCAATCCGCGCGAGCAGGGGCGGTTCAAAACCAAGCACCTGAATTGCTGGATTTCCAGCCGTTCGGCCTATTTCAACATGCAGAAATGGTCCGAGTGCTTTGGTGGGCCGGTGCTGGAAAATCTCGAAGGCCGGGACTGCATCCTGAGCCTCGACCTGGCCAGCAAGGTCGATATCGCGGCGCTGGAGATCGTGTTCCCCGAGGGCGACGGCACGGTCATCCGGCACGGGTTTTGCTACCTGCCGGAAGCCACCGTCGATGACCCGAAAAACACGCACTACGCCGCCTGGCACATCGCCGGCGACCTGACGGTGACCGAGGGCGACATTACCGACTACGCCCGGATCCGGGATGACATCCTGGACCTTTGCCGGCGGTTCAACGTGCTGGAGGTCGCCTACGATCCGTTCCAGGCGACGATGCTGGTGACCGAGCTGCAGAACGCCGGGGTGCCGGTGATCGAGTACCGGCCGACCGTTCTCAGCATGTCGGAGCCGATGAAGCATTTGGATGCGCTGATCATCTCGGGGAAGCTGAGACACGATTGCGGCCCGCGGCATCCGATGACGTGGATGATGGGCAACGTCACGGCGCGGTCGGACGCGAAGGACAACGTCTATCCGCGCAAGGAAAAGCCGGAGCTCAAGATCGACGGTCCGGTGGCGCTGATCGCGGCGCTGGGGCGGCTGCTGGCCACCCAAGCCGGCGACAGCGGTGGATCGGTCTATGACACCAGGGGCCTGCGCTTCCTGTAGGAGACAGCATGGCGGTTCTTGGCGTCATCGTCCGGGATATTCTGGGCGTCGCCGGCGCCGGCTTGCTGAGCTACGGCGTCTGGCTGGCATACCGGCCCGGCGGGTTCATCGTTGGCGGCTTGCTGATCCTGACCTGGGCGGTGCTGGCGTCGCGCGGGGCCGAGTAATGCGTGGTCTTTTCGGGAGCCTGCACACGACGCAGGCTTCAGCCGCCGCCTCCAAGGCCTACAGCGGTACGCCGAGCATGGGGATAATCCCACCGCTCGGCTCCGTGCAGACCGCGTCAGGCCTGCTGGTCAGCCAGGCGACGGCGATGACGCAGGCGACGGTCTACGCCTGTGTCCGGCGCCGCGCCGGCGACGTCGCCCGCTGCACGCCCCGGCTCTACATCCAGGCCGCGGATGGCGGCAAAACCTACGTCACCGACCACCCGCTGAATCCGCTGCTCAGCAGGCCGAACGACCAGCAGACCTGGTTCGAATTCAACGAAATGCTGAATGCGCAGGTGCTCCTCAAGGAGAACGGCTACGCGGCGATCCGGCGGGACAGCCGAGGCAACCCGATCGAGCTGATCCCGATCAATTCCGACGCGGTGCTTGTGCTGGAGGCGTCGGACGGTTCGATCAGCTACAACATCAATCGTATCGGCCTGTGGCAGATCGCGAAGCTGCGGGACTTTCCGGTGGCGATTCCGTCCGAGGACATGCTCCACATCCGGGGGCTCACCTTCAACGCGCTGGTGGCGGCCTCCAGGATCGGCATCGGCCGCGACGCGATCGGCCTCTCGATGGCGCTGGAGCAGCAGGCGGCGCGGTTCTCTGGCAACGGCGCCCGGCCGAGCGGGGCGCTGGTCAGCAAGAAGCGCCTGAGCGACGAGGGCTTCAAGCGCCTCAAGCAGGGCTGGGACCAGAACCAAAGCGGCATCGGCAACACCGGCGGCACCGCGATCCTGGAAGACGACGTGACCTGGCAGCAGCTCGGCCTGTCCAGCGTCGATATGGAATTCATCGCCCAGCGCAATTTCTCGGTTTTGGAAATCTGCCGTTTCTTTGGTGTGCCGCCGCACAAGGTGTTCCTGGCCGACAAGGCCGCCGCGCAAAACATCCCGCAGCAGGACCAGGATTACGTCAACAGCGTGATTTCCGGTGACGTTGAGCGCTGGGAAACGCGCATGGATTTCACGTTCGACCTGGCCAACGACGGCGTGGCAATAGAATTTGACGTCACCAAGTTGCTGCGGGCCGACATCATGACCCGCTACAACGCCTATCGGTTGGGCATCCTGTCCGGCTTCCTGAGGCCGAACGAGGCGCGGCGGTCGGAGAACCTGGAGCCGGACCCGTCGCCACGCGCGAACGAGCTGATGGTGCCGGCGAACACTGCGGCGCTGGGCAGCGATGCCACCGGCACAGGTGCCGATGGCGGCGGCCGGCCGAACGGGGGCGACGCACCTGATCCGAGCGTTCCCACCGGCGGCGACCAGCCCGGCACCACACCTGCCGGCGACGGCGATGACGCACCGACGAGCTGAGGTCCTGCCATGACGATCCGCAAGGCATACACGGCCGAGGCCACCCAGCTGGGCCCACGCACGATCCGTGTCATCTGCTCGACAAGTGCAATGGACCTGTCGGGCGAGATCGTCGAGCAGTCCGGCATCGACCTGACCGGCTTCAAGGCAAACCCGATCTGCCTGTGGGGTCACGATCCCGATCACCCGATCGGGCTGGTGACAAGCATCGGCATCGCCAACGACCAGATGACGGCTGACATTGAATTCGCGCCGGAGGGAATTTCCCCTACAGCCGACACGATCTGCGGCCTGGTTAAGCACGGCATCGTAAAGGGCATCTCGATCGGCTTTGATCCGATCGAGAGCGTGCCGATGAACCCGGCCAAGCCGAAGGGCCCGCAGCGCTACGTGAAATGCGCGCTGATGGAAGTATCTGTCGTGTCGATCCCGGCCAATCCGGAAGCTGAGGTCATTCAGCGGGCCAAATCCCAGGCCAGCAAGGAGCCGCAGTGGAAATGCGCCGCTGCCACCGACCTGCCGCTGAAGCAGGACGGCGACTGGGATGGTTCCGCCGCGCAGAATGACATCTTCGACATGGCCGGCTTCAACGACGACAAGCCGGATGCCGACATGGCCCGCAAGGCCTTCCTCGCATACGACGCCGCAGCGCCGACGCTGCGCGGCTCCTACAAGCTGCCGTTCGCCATGGTCGTGGACGGCAAGTTGACGGCCATGGCCTCTGGCATCCGCGCCGCCGCGTCCCGCCTGCCGGACACCGACATTCCCGATGACGTGCGGACCGCCGCGCGCAAGGTGCTTGATGGATATGAGGGCAAGATGACCGAGAAAAATATCCGCGCCCGCGTGCGCAAGGCCCACGGCAAGGCCGTGCCTGTGACCAAGGATTTGCGCGAGGTCGCGGGCCTCTGCTGCACGCTGGAATGGCTGGGTTATCATGTCGAAAGCGCCAAGATCGAAGCGGCGCTGGAAGGCGATGGCAGCCAGGTGCCGGCGATGCTCCTTGATGCCGCGATGAAGCTGCAGGAGGCCTTCATCGCGATGGCGCAGGAAGAGGGCAAGGAGTTCATTGCCAACATCACCGCGACACAGGTGGAGGACGATCTTGGTGGCCTCCCAGACGATCAGGTCGAGATCGTTTTGCAAGGCAAGACGCCAGCTGTGCAGAAATTCCGCATCTACAAGGCGCGCGCCCGCATCGAAAAAGAAGGCCGCAAGATCAGCGCTGACACCGCCGCCTGCATCAAGGAGGCGATGGATATGCACGACGAGGCGATGGACCTCCACCGGAAGGCGATGGCGCTGCACGCCAAGTGCATGAAGGGCGTGTCCGACCTGCTGCCGGAGGCCGGCAGCGCGCAGGATGGCAACACGGATACCGTCCCTGGCGCGGGCAGCGCCCAGAACGACAAGAAGGCGCTGGGCGCCCTGACAACGAAGGCCGCACGCATGGCCCGCGCCATCGAGCTCGCACCGCTGGACGAAGCGGCCTGACCCCATACCGGCCGGACGTACCGGCCTGGTTGCCCTTCAGCCCTTGGGCAAGGCCACGCAGCGCCGAGCGGCGCCGCATCCCAATGATGGAGACCAACCCATGGACAAGCTCGCGGTCATCCGCAAGCAGCGCGCGGCTGCCCACGACTCGTTCGTGGAATTGGCCGAGACGGAAGTGCTCACCGCCGACCAGGAGGCCCGTTTCAAGGCCCTGGAACAGGAAATCAGTGCATTCGACGCGCAGATTGAGCGCGTGACCAAAGCGCGCAGCATGGCGGGCGCGACGGCCCAAGTGGTGGCCGGCCAGGAAACCAAGACCTTTGCCCAGGCAAAGACGGACAAATACGAGAAGGAACCGAGCCTCGTTGTCGGCGGCATCTGCAAAATGCTGGCTTCGGGCGGCGGCTCAATCCGCGGCGCGCGTGAGATCGCGACCGAGGTGTATGGCGAAAGTCACCCGGTCACCAAGGCTTTGGCGGTGTCCAGCGGTGCCGCCGGCGGGTTCATTGTGCCCCCCGACTACGCGAACGAGATCATCGAGCTGCTGCGGCCCAAGGCCGTGGTGCGCAGCTCCTCGCCCCGCATCATCCCCATGCCCCGCGGCACCATGACGATGCCCGGCCAGGCGTCGCCGGCAACCGCGTCCTACAGCGGGGAGAACCAGCAGATCACCGCGTCGCAGCAGACGTTCAACCAGATCGTGGCCCAGGCGCACAAGCTGACGGCCCTTGTGCCGATCAGCAACGATATGATGCGCTATGCGGACCCTGCGGTGGATGCCGTGGTTCGCGACGATCTAGTCAAGGTCATTGCGCTCCGCGAGGACCTTGCCTTTCTGCTGGGCGACGGGACGCTGGGTAGCCCGCGCGGATATCTGAGTTTTGCGAACGGCTACGCGGTCCAGCAGGGCGGCACGGCGGGCGTGTTCAGCACCACCGTCAATTCCACGGCGGCTGTCGGCGGGAATTTCATCACGTCGAATGCGACGGTTTCCCAGGCCAACACGAACAACGAGCTGGCAGGCCTGATCAACCGGCTCGACACCGCCAACGTCGATGACGACAAGCGCATGTGGTTCTTTCATGCGCGCACTCGGAACTACCTCTACAGCCTGCTCAACAGCTACGGGCAGTACGTCTACCGGGACGAAATGGATGGCGGCAAGCTGATGGGATACCCGTTCAAGGTGTCCAACCAGATCCCGATTAATTACCTCACGCCGACCGGGGGAACTGGCGCGTCCATCATCGTGCTCGCCGAAATGACGGAGAGCATGATTTTCGACGCGATGAGCCTGGAGCTCGCGGTGTCGCGGGAAGGCTCCTACGTCAACGCAGGCGGCCAGACCATCTCGGCCTTCGCGAACGATCAGACGCTGATCCGCGCCATCACGGAGCACGACTTCCAGCTCCGCCATGACGCGTCGGTGGCGATCGATCAGTTCGTCACCTGGGCACCCGCGATCCAGTAATCCCGCAACCTGCGGAGGCGCCCGCCGGGCGTCTCTGTCCTTCCGGAGACAACCCAATGGCTGATTTTGTCACGCAGCGGGATATCGGCGCGATCGTCCGCGTCGGTACGACGCCGACCTTTTCCGCGATCACCGCAGGCAGCAACAGCGGCACCGCCGTCACCAGCGCGGGCGTTGACCGCCTCGACCCGTCAACCGGCTCCCTCGCCGGCTCCTGCAAATTTGCGCTGGCCTACAGCACCGTGCTTGGGGCCACCCACACGCTGGCGATCGGCGCCGTGGTGGTGAACACGGCGCCCGATAACGCGACGTGGAGCACCTTTGGCACCTTCACGGCCCCAGGCACCTTGGCGACCGGCCCAAGTGGCGGCGGCACGCTGACGGGCGCCTCGGCGCTTGATATCGGCGATTTGGAGATGGCCAGCCGCTATCTCCAGTTCGTCTATACGCCGACCCTATCGGCCACGAGCGTGGACACCGCCGAAATCGCGGCCGTGACGGTCCTCGGGGGCTACGACAGGCTGGCGGTGTGAAAACCGTTCGGCTGACCCGCCCGATGCGTCCGCACCATGAAGGTGCGGACGTCATCATGCCCGATGAGGTCGCGGCGCAGATGATTCAGAATGGCGACGCGGAGGATCCTCGGCCATTTCCCACGGTGGCGCCGGCGGTGAAGCCCACCACCACCAAGCCCCCGGTCCGCACGCCCGAGGACCGCATGACGATCCGCACGCCGCCCACCCACCCGACGAAGACGAAATAGGCGGCAAGCCATGCCCGCGCAGAACACCATCACCACCACGCTGACCGCGGCGTCGTCCTACGATTTGGTGCTGCTGGCGGACGTGCATCTGGAGCTGAATATCGGCAGCCAAGACACCAGCCAGGACGCGTGGCTGGCCAAACAGATCACCCGCAGCAGCCGGGCTGTGCAGAGTTATTGCAAGCGCAAATTCGTCGTGGAAAGCCTTCAGGACGTGATCAACCTGCGCATGGATAATTTCCCGTGGCAGGTTCCTAATGGCGTCGATACGCTTCAGCTTTCAGCGTGGCCGGTCAACGATGTCACCAGCGTCGTCGTCAACCTGGGCGACCCGAGCAATTTCCAAACCTTGACGGCAGGCATCGGCTACGAGCTCGATGCGGACGCTGGTCAGCTAACCCGCCTGTTTCCGATCACGACATTTCCGATCGCGTGGGTGGCGGCGCCGACGACGGTGCAGTTCAGCGCCGGCTTTTCGGAAATCCCCGACGACGTGCAGCTCGCAACGCTGAAGCTGATCACGTCGGCCTTCCAGGCGCGCGGCCGCGATCCTTACACCAAACGGATCAATCAGGCGGGCGGCATCGGCGAAATTGAGTATTGGGTGCCCTCGCAAAAGGAAGGCGATTTCACGCCGGATATTTCCGAGCTGCTCGACAATTACCGCGTTCCGAGCGCCGGATGATCGGCTACAAGGCCCAGATCACCGGAGCCCGGCGCGTCGCGCTGCGTTTCGACCAATTCCCCGAGATCGCCCATGACGGCCTGCGCGCCAAGATTGAAAGCCTGACTAGTGACCTTGCCAGCGCGGTCGATGCAGCGATCCCGCGCGGCAAAACGGGCCGGCTGGCGGCCCAGCTGCATAGCGGCGTTGACGACCGTCCGGACCGTGTGCGCGGCTGGGTGTCCCTGTCCGGCGGTGACGCGGCGATCATCAAGCAGGCTGCTGCGCTGGAGTACGGCAGCCGTGGCTCAAGGTTTCAGGTCAAGAGCTACACCCGCACGCTCGACAAGGTGTTCGGCCGGATGACGGCGCCTTTTGATCAGATCGTCGCCGCCTATAGCCGCACCGGCGGCCTGGAGGCGGAGAATTTCCTGCGCGGGCCGCTTCGTGATCGGGCTTCCGGCGCGCTGGCCCAGCTGAACGCCGTGGTCGAGCAAGCCATCAAGGATTCCGAGTAATGTCCGACCTTGTGCTTGATGCCGCCACCTTCGCCCCGCTATCGGCCCCCGACACGGCCCCGTTCGGGATCGACAGCGGTAGCGAGGCGGCGATCAAGGCGCTCCGCGCGCTGGCTGATGCGATGGAGGCGGGCACCGCGATCGTAAAGCAGTCCCAGACCGGCGTCACGGCGGCCGAGGGCGAGTTCATCGAATACCGGGTGTTCCTCGAATACACCCTGAAGCCCTGGTAGCGCCGCGTGCCCGTCAGCCGCGAGGAGGTCTACGAGGCGCTGTTCGCGCTGTTCAGCGGCCTGCCGCAATTCGCCACCACCGGCAGGCGACTGGCGGCATGGAACAGCGTCACGGCCCAGCCCGCGCTGTTCCTGCGACCCTACAAGGAAGACGTGATCCCCGCGCCCGCCTATGGCCAGCGCCCGGTCTACGAAATGACGGGCGAGATTTGGATTTACTGCCAGAACGGCGACCCGACGGGCCCGGCCGCCACCCAGATCATGGACCTGATCGACCTGGTGGACGCAACCCTGGCCGCCAACCTGACGCCGCCCGGACGCCTGACCCTGGGCGGCCGCGTGGTGCATTGCTGGCGGGCCGGCGAGACGATCATTGCAGACGGCGCTCCTCAAACCCAATCGGCCGCCATCATCCCGGTCAGCATCCTCGTGAACGACCTGATCGTGCCGCGCCCGAAGGTGATCAGCCTGACCTGCACGCCATCGACCGGCACCCTCACCTTGGGCGGCAGCGCGGTTCTGAGCCTGGGCTTCAACGTGCTGGTGACCGTCGCGGGAGGCACGCCCTCCATGGCGCTCAGCAGCGGCGGCACGGCCACGCTGACGGGCGCCACCGCCGGCAGCGCGCTCACCTTCGACTACACGGTCGGCGCCACCGATCAGACCTCGAATTTGGTGGTCGATAGCATCGCGCTCAACGGCGCCACGATCACCGACCAGTACGGCAAGGGCGCCGACCTCACCATCGCGTCCGGCCAGCCCCCCGGCATTCTGGTGATCGTCCCGGCGCCGAGCTCGCCCGGCACACCGCCATAGGACCCTCGCCATGCCCGATGAAATCGCGAACGAAACCCAGGCGGAAGCCTCGGTTCAGCAGGCCGTGCACGCCGCCTTTGTCGAGGCGGAGGCGAACGTGCACGCCGCGAAGGTCGATTACGCGGGGGTCATTGCCGTATGGGTGGCGGCATCGGTGCACAACACGCCGATCGCGCAGAGCACCGAGGCTTATAACCACCTCGTCACCACGGCGCTGCCGGACCTGCTGAAGCGCCTGGCCGCCGCCTGACAGATGCCGGCCATTCGCGGCCGACAGCCATAGAACGCCCCTGGCAAGGGCTTCCTGCCGCGTCGTGAGACGCCGCCTTCCTCGACCAGGCCGTGCGCGGCCATAAATGGAGCCAATCACCATGGGACAGATTGTTTACGGACCCGGCGCACTGTTCCTGACGCCGTTGGGCGTCGTGGGCGCCACGCCGATCAATGTCGGCTACGTCAACGAATTCTCGTTCGACGAGGATGGCGAGACCAAAGAGCTCTACGGGCAGATGGACTATCCTGTGGCGGCGCGGCGGGGCACGATCAAGGGCTCGGGCAAGATGAAAAACGCCCTGATGTCCGCCCAAGCTCTGAACGCGTTCAATGGCTGCACCATCGTGGCGGGCACCCAGATCAAGGCGTCCTTGGGCGAGGCCGCCACGATCCCAGCGGCCGCGCCCTTCACGGTGGTGGGGGCCAATGCCGCCAATTTCAACAGCGACCTCGGCCCGGTCTACGCGTCGAACCTGGTGCCGTTCAGCAACCAAGGAACGGGCACGCTAACGGCAGCGGGCAAATACACCAGCGCCAACGGCACCTATACCTTCGACAGCCTGGATGGTGGCCTAGGCGTGTTTCTAAACTATTCCTACCTCGACAGCACCCATGGCGGCTTTACCAAGATCACCACCGCCAAGACGATCGGTTTGGCGCCCACGGTCATGCTGGATTATGTCACCACCGATCCGGTCGGCGGCACTTATTACTTCCGCGCCTACTGCGCGATCATGAGCAAGCTGTCGCGCAGCTTCAAGATCACGGATTTCATGATGCCGGAGCTGGACTTCATGGTGATGCAGAACGCCGCGGGCCAGGTCTACGAGGAGAGTTTCTCTCCGAGCGGCGCGTAATAAGGGGGCAACGTGACGGAACCAAACAAACAGGCGCTGGACGGCTTTACGCCAACCATCGAATTCGGCGGCAAGCAGTGGCCAATTCCAAAGCTGGCGATAAAGCAACTGCGCCTGATCCGCGACAAGCTCGTCTGCCTTGCCGACAAGATGGTCAACAAAAACGCGACCATGGGCGACCTCACGGCGGACGACACGGATGCGCTGGCGACAATCCTTTTTGTGGCACTGACCCGTGCGCACCCGACGCTGACCCGAGAGGAATTCGACGAGATCGGCACCGACGAGCTGGAGCTCGTGACCGCGTTTTTCGTGGTGCTCGCACAAGCCAATGGCGTGTCGAAGCGGGCCGCGGCCGCGGGGGAAGCGACGGGGCCCGCGAGCCCCTAGACTGGGACCGCGTCACAGCCAGGCTGTCGCGGCGCCTGGGCCTGCCGTGGGACGTGATTGAAGAAACCGTCACGATGGACCGCTGGCAGGCCTATGAGGCCGAGTGGCGGGAAATCCCGAACATCGAAGACATGGCCGCGATGCGCTGGGGCTTTTTCAAGGCCAAGCCGGCCGAGGAAATCCCGATGACGCGCGAGGAATACTTCCGGCGCCAGCGTGCCGGCGAACTGTAGCGGGGCGTCATGGCAGGGAACATAACGGTCGCCGTTCTCGCCGACATCACCGACCTGAAAACCAAGGCCGCGCTCGCGAAGGTCGCGCTGGCCGATGTCAACGCCGCCGTGCGCCAGCAAGCCGCCGCGTTCGCCAGCGTGACGGACGAAATGAAGGGCCCAGCGCTCGCCGCCCTGCAATCGACCACGGCCGAGCAGGCAAAGCTGAAGGCGGTTGTCGCGAGCACAACGACGGCAATCAAGGACCAGCACGGCGAGCATCAGGGCTTGATGGGTGCCCTGATGGCCAACCGCGGCGCGCTCCAGGAGGTCGAGCACAGCGGCCGCGCGATGGCGGACGCGCTGGCGGCTGGCGCCAATCCGCTCCGGGTTCTAGGTATGGAATTGCCGCGCGTGGCGCAGGCGCTGACCGAGCTGAATGGCGTATCGCTGATGACGATCGTGCGGTTCGGCGCCATGGGTGCCGCGGCGATCGCGGTCGCCGGCAGTGTCGCGCTCCTGATCCAGAGACTGAACCAGTATCGAGAGGCAGGCGACGAGTCCGCGCGACTGAACGCCGTCGGGATCAATCTGGGCCAGG